TCAGAACTTTGCATAAAAGGAGTAAAAGTTGCCATTATCGGTAACTCTCACTTATCATTGCACTATCAATAATTTTTGATGCTAGTTTTTCTTTTTCCATTTGATTACCTTTTTCTTTATTAATAATATCGGTTGCCAGTTTTTGTTGGTCTAAATCTAATTTACCTGCTTTAAAAACTTCATCAGCTTTTTGTTTTTGAGCTTTGAGTTCTATATCAGCTTGAGCTTTTTGTTGTCGCATTTGTAAATCTTGTTGTGCTAATTGAATAGCAGGATCAACTTGTGGCTCTTTTGGTGGCTTGGGAGGAACAGTTGCAGGATTGACAAAGAATTGACTCGCATCCTTATATCCACTATTTTGTAAATAACTTTCTAATGTATTGAATATATTTTGTGGAGTTACTAATCCCATGTCTCCTGCTTGTAGCAATTTTTCTTGCACACCTAAAACTTTTCCTAAAACTTCTAGTCTTTGGTCTTGATTTCCTGTGCCAAGTCCTACTTGAACTGTGCAATCATAACGATTAACCCATTCTCTAGGATCTATGCTGACAAATTTTCCTCTTAATCTTATAATTCTTTCTCTATCTTGGTATTCACACACCACCGATAAAACATTTTTAAATATTTCTTTTACACCTTCAGCAAAACTTCTTGCAATTAACTCAATGCGTTGTGTTGAGCTTTGCATCATTTGATTAACTGATTGTGCAGTTGTATGACTTTTATTAATTGTATCTGGATTTAATCCCATTAGTTGATTAGGAACACCAGATCGCTTTTCTTTTACCTCATCAATTTTCTTTAACATCGACAAACCTTCATTTAAGAAGTTTGGAGTTTGCAGAGGAGTAACAGCATTAGGCGATTTTACTCTAACGATGCTACCAGGTCTTGTTGTTAATAAATCATCTAAATTTGCTTGACCATCCACGACAACTGTTCTAGCTGAATTTTGCATATACATATTATCGAGAGTTTGTCTCATAATACTTGTACTCATTAATTGCACATCAGCTAACAGATCATACATGGATAAACCAAAAAATCTGAATGGCATTGGTATTGCTACACACATCGCAAATGGTAAAACAGATATTTCTTCGTTCTCTAAAATAACATAGGAGTTATTTCCACTTCCACCCACCACAATTTTTCGTAACTCAGCTATGCCATCGCCATCAATGTCAGCTCTCATATAACACTCGGTTATCATAACAACTCGCATGGATGGATCAATGTTGCTTACATTTAATTCAGTTGTTGAATCATCATAATTGCGTCTTATCATTGCTTCTGTGTTAAAGACTTCCATCTCAGCACTTGGCAGGGATTCAACATCTTTTTTATCGAAACCCATATTGATAAGTTCCGATACAGTTTTAGAAACTCGATGTGCAATGAAATCACAATCTTGCAAAGTTTTAGCTCTTGGGCTTACTAAAATCTCTTCTGGAGCTATTGGATCAATAGCCACTCTTCCATATTCTTTTACTCGTCTAACTTCAACATCATAGGAGGTAATAACTTGTTCAGCCATTCCTTCCATTCCTGGCTCAATAAGAGCTTCAGCTTGTTCATCGACATTTTCTTTTACATCAATAACTTCTACTTCATCATCAATGAGTAGAGCTTGATATTGTGTTTCATCTAAATTTTTATATCTCTCTTTTTTCTGCTCTTTGGATGTTTTCCAATAGACTTTGCAAAATCCATTTTTTTGCAAGAGAGCAGTCTTGAACATGGATTGGAGAATACCAAATCCATCGTTATCGTGATTGAATATAAAATTACAGTAATCAGTTATTTGTTCTGCGTATGGCACATCTTCAGGATGTGTTGGCTCAAAATTTACCACCTTGTCTGATTGCGTGAACATACGCATTAGACTTGGGAGTATTGATTCCACTACCTCTAATATGTCTTGTGATACAACACTACTTCTGCCTTCAACTTCATTGCCGAGTGGCTCTCCCAAATAATACTTGAGAGCATTTTTTCGTTGTGTTGCTAAATCACTAGAATAAAATCCTAAAGAGTTTTGAATCTCCTGTGAGATTAAAGCTAGTAATTTTGTTTTTGTTAATCGTGCCATTACAATAATGTTCCTTCAATTCTGTTTTTTGCAATTTCGTAATTGTTTTTATTAATTTCAATTCCGATAAATTTTAAATTTCTTTTTTTACAAGATACTCCTGTTGTTCCACTTCCCATAAAATTATCTAAAACTGTGTCATCTGGTTTTGATGCAACAGTTAAAATGCGTTCCACTAATGCTTCTGGCATTTGTGTTGGATGCACTCTTTCTTCTTTTTTTATATTATGTGGAACATACCACACACTTGATAATGGATCATGTATGCCACAATTTTCATTCAAATAAATATCATCGCCTTTAGATAAATGATAAATAATTTCATAATCTAAATGAAATCTTGATTTAGTTGAATCAAATGATCCTGCGTATTTCCAAATAATGTAGGATTTAAAATTTAAGTTTTGGAAACCATCTGTAAATTCTATCCAATGTGGAGTTAATAATCTTTTCTTTAATGTTTTACTTTTAATATTAAAAAATATTTGACCATTATCTTTTAAAATTCTTTTATACTCTTTAAAAATTTTATCTAAAAATTCAGAATATAATTTTAAAAATAAAACATCTTTAGATTTAGCTCCATATCCTGCACCCATAACATCTTCATAAGGAGGAGATGTTATAATTAAATCAACTGAATTAGACTTGAAAAACTGCAAAACATTAGAACAATCATCGTTGATTAAATTTATCATACGATGCCTATATTTTTATATTCAATTTTTGTTGTCCATTCGCTAGACTGGTTATTGCCCACAGCGAAATACCTAAAAGCATCGGCTGCATGGCTACACCAGGAATGCTCTGGTCTATTTTTTACTTCTCCCTTATCGGATACTGCCCAACGATATTGTCGTAAGGCATCGAGTCCATCTTTGCATTTTTCGTGGTCAAACCAACAGCGAGATAGAATCATTCGCACAGCATTGATACCATCGTCAATGGAGAGCTTGGGAACAATGGAAGTTCGCATACCTAAACTTTGTGCAGTTTCAACACGACTTACACCAGTTCCCAATTCTCTCACATTTGCATCGTGTGGGAGGTAATGCGTATCGTATAAATATTTTTTTTCATCTAAAACAGATGCGTAAAATTCTAAACTCTCGCCACTATTCTCATAGTAGTCGATAATGTGAAAAGCTGATCCTTTGATTTGGACAAACCAAATCGCAGTTTTATCTTGCATTCCTAAATCCCAAAAAGTATTAACTTTAATATCGGTCTGATAGGGAACTTTAGTTATTCTTCCATCTTCTTCGGCTTTGGTTAAACCTTTTGCGTAGATAGATCCTAGTGCTGCCGAGTCAAATGAGCATTCAAATTCTGCCTCATAGACTTCATCTGGCATCAAGTGTTTTGCTTCGTTTAATTCTAAATCCGATATAATGCCAGTCTCAGAACTTTTAAAAGTCTCTGCGTACCATCCTTCTTGATGATTAGCATAATCGTATAAATCAAAGAATGCGTTATGTCCTTGAGGAGTGCCAATAGCAACCATCCATCCTTCTCTGTCTGATAAAGCAGGTCGAATAATTTCAGTCCATAATCGAGGTGGCATTTGTGCAACCTCATCTAAGATAACTCCATCAATATATAAGCCACGAAGAGAATCTGGTCGTTCGCAGCCGAGTAATTGTATTCGAGCATTGTTGGGTAGATCACATCTCAGCTCGGTTTC